CGCCTCTCATACCCACCACTCGTGAGCCGGTCTTTTCACAGAAAGACCCACTTAGCCCATACACAGGGTTGACTGCACACCCACAATGTTTCAGTGGGCATGACGACTGCAAGACAGACGAGGCATGGCCTATCGTGGCATACCGTGCGTTCTATGTAGTTGACAAGATGCGGTTCGCTAGGTATAACAAAGGACGTGACATGCCACAATGGATGCGGCAGGATTGGAGAAACAATGAAAACAATAACAGTTAACATCAAACACGAAGACCGCACCATCCTTGAACGTAAGGTGGAGGATTACTTTCGTGGCTATCACCCATTCGGGTATGGCACTAGGCTGGAAACACCAGCATATTACGATGAAGACCAGCAATGTTGGGTAGCTGTGATATCCCGACACACCTCTTGTGATTAAGGAGAATGACAATGGAAGTAACACATGAACAACGCCTAGACTTGCTCAAGGCACACAATAGTCTGAAGGACATTCTGTCTACCATCTTTGACTGTCAAGACATCTGGATGTCTGATGTAGGCAAGCTGGAAAGACTGCAGTGTGACCTGCATCGCATCTTCAAGTTCGTACCCAAAGAGGATGCTGATGGCCATCGTATGCACTACGCAGACTGGGTACTGGCAGAGGAGGACGATGACTAATGTTTGCTGAAGCACTTGTATGCTTGGCACTCAACGTGTACCATGAGGCCCGTGACCAGCCCTTTATTGGGCAGGTTGCGGTTGCCCAAGTGGTGATGAACAGAGTGTATGATGACAGGTATCCTGACAGTGTATGTGATGTGGTCAAGCAAGGACCGACATACTCATGGAAGCAGGACTTCCCTGTACGCCATCGCTGTCAGTTTAGCTGGTACTGCGACGGCAAGTCAGACAAGACACCTGACCAGACGGCATGGCAGCAAGCTATGTTGATTGCACAGGGTGTATACACAGGCAACCTTGATGACTTCGTTGAGGGTGCAACACACTACCATGCAACCTATGTCCTGCCCGAATGGGCAGAAAGCAAGACACCTGTCGTACAGATAGGCGACCACGTATTCTATCGCTGGGATTAGAAATCTTCTGGTAATGGGAAGATATAAAGGGTTGACTATCTATTAAATATACTGTACAACAGAGGGACAGTTAACGATTGGTACTCAGTGAGTACTTTTTTTGAAAGGAGACGGATATGCCACTAGATTTTACTACTCAGAATATTGAAGAAACACCTTGGAACTTGAACTTCCCTGTGGAGTTTGAGCCTACCAAGGTTCGTGACAAAAAGTATGTCATCAATGGAGAAACAGGTGAGTACATTGGTGTTGTCGGTGACAGTTTCAACTGTGCATCCCATGATGACTTTTTTCAGGGTGTACAAAACACTATGTGTGAGAATCTGACTGAGCATGAGACTAGCGGTGCCACTGTGATGTGGCGTCATGCTAGGCACAATGCTTGGGCTTTGATGGACATCACACTGCCTAATGTGACTGCGAAGATTGCTACAGATAAACATGAGACAACAGTGTCACAACGTGTCATTGCTCTGCATGGTATCGACGGTAGCTGTTCAAACATGGTGTTCTTTGGTGCTATCGACTTCTTCTGCACCAACGGCATGATTCGCGGTGAGCATGACAAGGTGCGCCGCAAGAACACTGCTAACTTCACGATGGACAGATTTATCGCTGACCTTCAGCGTTCCAAGCAGGACTTCTACGCACAGTCAGAGCGTCTGCAACATTGGGCAGAAATCAGCCTTGGCTCTGTCAATGTGCAGGATTTGCTGCGGAGTATCCTGAAGTCTGACCGTAAGGCAGAGAAGATGTTTACCTTGTATAATCAAGAGGTTAGCACACGTGGCCGTAATGTGTTTGCACTCTACAGTGCCTTCACAAACTACGCGACTTATGCAGACGAGCGTAATGGCTTCAACCTGCGTAACACTGGTAACGATACACAAGCTGTATCCATGTTCCAGCGTGAACATGAAGTATCGCAGTGGATTTCGTCCAAGCCATTTGAAGCACTGGTGGCGGCGTAATGAAACTAGAAAAAGTAATCACTGATTACTATTCTTCGTATGACTACAAGAATCTTCGGGATGAGACGAAAAAGCAGTACGAGTATTTCATCAATGTCATGCGCACTACACAGGTGGAGGGCGTAGCCCTCTGCCAGTACAATGTGCAGGATATTACAACACGTATTGCAAAGGTGTCATACAACGAATGGTGTGAGAAGGGTATCCACATGGCTAATCATATCATCTCTGCTACACGTATCGTGTTCAACCACGGTGTACGCATGGAACTGTGCCTCTTGAACCCCTTCGCAAACGTCCGTAAACGCGCCACAGAGCGTCGTAAGACAGTGTGGAGTAGGGAACATGTACAGAAGTTACTAGACGTAGCGTACAGCGATTTTAGCACCCGTAATTTGGGTCTCATCGCGCACATGGCATACGAATGGTGCCAGCGGCTTGGCGATATACGTGTTCTCACGTGGAACAACATCGACTTCGACACACAAACTGTCCACATTGAGCAGTCAAAGCGTCGTGCAGACGTGCATCTGCCCATTTCGGACGACTTGTGTGACATGTTGAAGCAACAGGAGCATGACTTTGGCTTTCAACAGTACGTTGCACCACGTCCCAACCCAATCAAGGGTGTGTACAAGCCGTATTCACTACAAAAACTGCCGTTACATGCCCGTAAGTTGATGCAACAGGCAGGACTGCCGGATGAACTGAGGCTGTCTGACCTGCGGCGTACTGGTACAACTGAAATGGTTGAGGCGGGTGTCGGTATTGGGCAGATTATGTCGGTTACGGGACATGCTAACCCAAGTAGTGTGAAGCCATATATGAAAAATACGTTACGAAGTGCAAATTATGCATTGACGGAGCGAAATAAGCATGGTACAAGCATTACCAGTGCCGCAAAGGAAAGTGTATAAACATGAATAATATATATAACACTGTAAATGATTTGGACCTACGTAATGGTGAAACCAAACGTATCAATTGTCCTAATTGTAATGGGTACAAAACATTTACAGTGACCAATAACATGGGCAATGTTGTATGGAATTGTTACAAGGCTTCTTGTGGTGTCCGTGGCGGTAAGCGTGTTCACTTGTCTGTCGATGACATCCGTAACGGTTTTGGCGTTCACAGAGAACAAGACGATTCACATTTTGTCCTGCCTTCATACATCGTAAAAACGATGGAACATCGACACATTCAAATCTTCTGCGCACAATGGGGATTGGACGCAGATGCGTTAGGTTTGATGTACGACGTTAAAGAAGACCGTCTTGTGTTTCCTGTGGTGCATGATGACATCATTGTAGATGCAACAGGCCGTGCATTGGGCAAGAGATTGCCTAAATGGAAAAGATATGGAAATAATGGCTTGCCATACGTGTCGGGAGATGGTAATGTCGCCGTAGTTGTTGAGGACTGTGTGAGTGCCGCCGTTGTTGGTTACGGTTCCTTTGTCGGGGTTGCTGTGCTGGGAACGTCTCTCTCCGATGCACACAAAAGGTATCTTGCACAGTTCTCGACAGCAGTAATTGCACTAGACCCTGATGCACTGCCAAAGACTTTGGCAATGCGAAAGGAATTGAGAGGCTACGTAAATACGGTGCATGTGCTGCGTTTGACAGATGACTTAAAATACCGTAATGAGGAAGACATAACCAACCTAGCCAACATTGTGAAAGGAGAGATGTAATGGAATTATCACTTGTACGAAGCCTGATGGACAAGTCGTTCTATGACGACCATCGTGGCGCACGATGTCCTGACCGACTATTCAGCAAGGATGTACGTAAGATTAAGCAGTCTATTGACACTGCTATGGATAGGTATGACCGCACTGTGTTACCAGATGAGATTGAGGCGTTGTTTATGTCAAACAACCCGACGCTCACCACGGCTCAGAAGCAAGCATACGCATCATTGTTCTCGCAGATTAAACGTGAGCAACCTATGGGTAGTGACGTAGCACAAGAGGTGTTGTCCAAACTATTCCAGCAGGTCATTGGTGAGGACATTGCTAACATTGGATTTGATATGGTCAATGGTTCTGCCAGCAGTCTGGAGTCCATTCGTCTATTGCTTGAGCAATATGGAGATGACTTCACGCCCAATCTCAATGTGGAGTGGGATGACATCGAAATCGACACACTACTATCACGCAACGACCTTGAGGCGCGCTGGACTTTCAACATTCCTTCGCTCACCCGTAAAGTCGAGGGCGTCAATGCCGGTCACTTGATTGAGATTGGTGCGCGACCAAACACAGGCAAGACATCGTTCCACGCCAGTTTAATTGCCAGCCCCGGCGGCTTTGCACATCAAGGTGCCAACTGCATTATCTTGTGTAACGAGGAGGGGTATCACCGTGTGGGTGCCAGATACCTCACTGCTGCTACAGGAATGACGATGCAGGAAATCAAGGCAAACCCCGGTAAAGCACGTGACCTGTACCAGCCGGTGAAGGAACGCATCAAGATTAAAGATGCTACTGGCCGTGATATGGCGTGGGTGGAAAGCATCTGCAAGTCCTACAAGCCTGACCTTGTTCTTCTGGACATGGGTGACAAGTTTGCCAAGACGGGCGGGTTTGCTCGTGCAGATGAGGCACTGAAAGCTAACGCTATTCATGCTAGGCAGATTGCCAAGCAACATGATTGCGCCGTGTTCTACATGTCACAGTTGTCTGCGGATGCAGAGGGCAAGGTGCTGCTAAACCAGAGCATGATGGAGGGCAGTCGTACTGGTAAGGCAGCGGAAGCTGACCTGATGATTCTGATTGCCAAGAACCCACCTGTAGATAATCAGGACGAGGAAGATACAGAGCGTCATTTGAATGTCGTAAAAAATAAGTTGTCAGGCTGGCACGGTGTGGTACACTGCCAACTCGATTACAAGACAGCGAGGTATGAAGTATGAAGCTAACTCTTGATGTAGAGAACACCGTCACCAAGCGTGATGGGAAGATGCACCTTGACCCATTTGAACCAGAGAACACACTGGTCATGGTGGGTGTGCTTACTGACCAAGGGCAAGAGGACATCGTAACCTTTGACCACAGTGAGCGTTCACCTATGGCTGGTGCTGACACAATCTTGCAGCAGTATCTTGATGATGCTACTGTACTTATCTGTCACAACGCAGCCTATGACCTGTTGTGGCTGTGGGAGTCAGGTTTCAACTATGACGGCCCCGTGTTCGACACAATGCTGGCAGAGTATGTCATGCAGCGTGGACAGAAAGAACCGCTGTCTCTTGAGGCTTGTGCTGACAGGTATCTGCTTGATACACGTAAGCAGGATACCCTCAAAGAATATTTTGCCAAAGGGTATAGCACACGGGATATACCATATGACCTGCTTGTATCATATCTGTCTGCTGACCTACATGCCACTCAGCAGCTTTCTGACAGGCAGATGCTCAAACTAAATAGCAAAGAAGACAGCGGCTTACGCAGTACTGTTGACCTCACTAATGAAGTGGCTGTATGTCTTGCGCGTATATATCAGCGTGGTTTCAGTGTCGATATAGACAAGCTGGATGAGGTGCGTCAAGAATTTGAACAGGAGAAGCGTCAACTTATTGACAGTCTTCAGCAGCATGTTCACGTTTTGATGGGCGACACACCCATAAACTTAAACAGTCCAGAGCAATTGTCTTGGGTTGTTTTTGGTCGCAAGGTTATAGACAAAACAGACTGGGCTAATAGAATTGACCCATACATGTCAGAGTCAGATTTCCGCGATACCATAATGATGGGTACCAAGAAGCTGATGAAAACACGAGCAGAGCAGTGTCGCGCATGTTCTGGTACTGGCTATATACATCGAACCAAAAAAGATGGTTCACCCTTTGCCAAGCCTAGTCGATGCAAAGAATGTGATGCAACAGGGTTTTTATTCAACGATACAAAAGAATATGCCGGACTACGCTTCAAGCCACCCTCTCCCAAATGGTTCAGTGCTAACGGCTTTAGTACAAGCAAGCAGAACCTGCAGGTGCTTGAAGGTGCCGCACGAGCCAAAGGTATGGATGATGCTGTAGACTTTCTGTACAAAGTTCGTCGGCTCAGTGCCGTCGATACGTACCTTTCATCCTTTGTTGAAGGCATAGCTACGCACACCAAGTCTGACGGCAAGCTACATGTGCGGCTTCTGCAGCACCGCACAGCTACGGGCCGTCTATCGGGTGCTGACCCTAACATGCAGAACATGCCCCGTGGTGGTACGTTCCCCGTGAAAAAGGTTTTTGTGTCCCGATTTGATGGGGGCAAGGTGCTTGAAGCGGACTTCGCACAGCTTGAGTTTCGTGCTGCCGCATATTTATCACAGGATGGAGTTGCAATTGAGGAAGTTTCTACTGGATTTGATGTACACGCATACACCGCTGAAGTTATTACCGATGCTGGTCAGCCTACGAGCCGACAGGATGCGAAGGCGCATACATTCGCGCCGTTATATGGAGCGACTGGCTTTGGAAGAACACCAGCGGAAGCAGAATACTACACACACTTCACGCAGAAATACCAAGGCGTGGCCAATTGGCACACCCGATTGGCTAAAGAAGCTATAGGTACAGGTAAAATTATTACGCCATCTGGCCGTGAGTTTGCATTCCCCAACACTGAGCGTAAATCTGGTGGTCGGGTTACAAATTTCACACAGATAAAAAACTACCCCGTGCAGTCATTTGCTACGGCAGATATTGTGCCTATCGCATTACTTCACATTGATAAATTGCTTGACGGACTGAAATCATGTGTGGTAAATACTGTCCATGACTCGATTGTTATCGACGTTCACCCTGACGAAGAGACGAGAGTTATTGACATAATACAACAGACTAATAGGGAATTGCCTGACTTGATTACCATACGTTGGGGGTTGGTATTCAATGTTCCACTGGAATTAGAGGCAAAAATTGGCCCCAACTGGCTTGACACGAAGGACGTATCCTGATATAACTATCGCACTTTGCAAATTGAAAGGAGTAAAAAACATGACGCAATTAACAACAATTGATACCAACAACTTCGCAGCTATGGCGAAAGCAATGGGTATCGCAGGTGAAGCAGAGGGCAAGGAGAAAGCGAGTACACTTGCACGTCTCCGCATCAACCACTCACCTATCATTGGCTCTGACAAGGTGCTGGTTAAAGGAGGCACATACAAACTGGACATCCCAGATGGCCCCACCTATTACGGTGGGTCAATCAAAATGCGTCCGTACATGCAGCGTTTTATGTACAAGCGTTTTGTGAAGGGCGACAGCAAGGTGCCAAACAAGTACATCAAGACCTTGATGGCAGATAACCTCAACATTGACCTGAAGGACAATGAGGGCGGCTTCAACTGTGGTAAACCGGCAGGTTACATCAAGGACTTCAAGGCTCTGCCAGAGAAGATGCAAGACTTAATCAAACAGATTAAGCGTGTGCGTGTCGTCTTCGGTACACTTGAAATGACCGACGTTGTGGACTCACAGGGTAACAAAGCGGAGATTGACAGCACCCCATTCATTTGGGAGATTGACAATCGTGATGCTTTCAAGATGGTGGGCGATAGCTTTACCAAACTTGCAAAGATGAAGCGTCTTCCTGTGCAGCACATGATTACTGCTAACACAGAAGAGCGTAAGCTGCCCAACGGCAATAGCTTCTATCTTCCTGTGGTTTCGCTGAACCTCACGGATACCCTTCCCCTGACAGATGATGAGCAGACTATGTTTGCAGACTTCATGTCATGGGTAGATAACTACAACAGTTACATCACCAATGCGTGGTCTGAAAAGGCTAACTCTCATATGGATGATGATGAAGTAAACGTAGTTGACGACATTGTTGACATTGAAATGGAAGAAGAGGTAGCTTAATGAAACATCCTGCTGAACTGGCCTTGCATCAATACATGGAAAATGCTGTTGCTGGCAAAACTCAAATGTCAGATGACACCATCAAACAAGTAGCCGACGATATATCCGAAGCAATGCAACGCCAGTTTGGCGGGTCAAAGCGAGGCGACTTTCGGCTACGTATGTCAAACATTGGTAGGCCATCCTGCCAGTTGTGGTATGACAAAAACAAACCGGAAGTTGCTTTGCCTTTTCCCACCACATTCATTATGAATATGATGCTTGGAGATATAGTCGAGGCTGTCTTCAAAGGCTTATTAAAAGAAGCAGGAGTAAAATATGAAGAACCTGAAAAGGTTACTCTGGAGTTGGATAGCGCATCCATTGATGGAACCTACGATATTGTTATTGATGGTGCTGTTGATGATATTAAATCCGCATCTAATTGGTCTTATAGCAACAAGTTTGATTCTTTTGAAACATTAAAAGAGTCAGACGGATTTGGATACTTGGCCCAGCTTGCGGGTTATGCTAAAGCCTCTGGCAAACGCGCAGGAGGATGGTGGGTAGTGAACAAAGCTAACGGCGAGTTCAAGTACGTACCGGCATCTGGTATGGACGTAGACGAAGAAGTCAATAAAGCAGAGCAGACAATTCAGAAGCTAGAAAATAATGAATTTGCAAGATGCTTTGAACCAGAGCCAGAAAAGTTTCGCGGTAAAGAAACGGGCAATATGGTCCTGAATAAGAATTGTAACTTCTGTTCATACAGACACGATTGCTGGCCAGAGATGATTGAGAAACCCGCAGTTATGTCTCAAGCAAAGGAGCCAAAAATTGTTTCTTACATATCTCTAGCAGATGAATACAAGTCGAACAAAGACTTTTTTCAAGGACGAGCAATGTAATGCCTAACGCAAAACAATTTCGGGCCGCACGAAAGTATGGCTATAGGAGTGGTCTTGAGCATAAAGTATCCCTTTACCTTGACGAATTGAAAGTCGACTATGACTATGAAAAAGTTAAGATTGAGTGGGAAGACTTGGCTTACCGCACCTATACGCCTGACTTCGTGCTATACAATGGTATCATAATTGAAACAAAAGGTATGTTTACTGCGGCAGATAGACGAAAACATCTGGCCATAAAAAAACAGCATCCAAAACTTGACATTCGTTTTGTTTTCGAGAATAGTAGACGTAAGCTACGAAAAGGGGCTAAATCAACGTATGGAGAATGGTGTATTAAATACGGGTTCAGATATTATGACCGCATCATTCCCGAAGATTGGTTAAAGGAGAAGGGTAAAAACAATCACCCTAAGTTTATCAAGTTCAGTGGAACAAAAGTGAAGAGGAGATGAGCATGACAGATTATATGACATTTGAAGATGAGGACTTTGTAATTCGCGTAAGACCCACGGTATCAGGGGAAGACTGGACAGGTGAGATTGATATCTCTATTATCTCTGGACCAGATAATCCTCTGAACGACGATAACTACACACAGCTAATGCACTTCTGCAAAATGATGTGCGCCACTGTTCCTATTATGGAACAGGACGAAACAATCCGCAATCTTGTTCACACTTATGTTATGGAGGTTGTTGACAACGAGATGGGTATTGATGTAGAACTAGAAGAAGAGATGGGCGTAGAGAAGACATATGATGGTAATGTTGTTCATCTCAACTTCAACAGTAAGACAGGGGGCAATGCCTGATGAGGCATGAGCAGTACATGAAAAACAGATTAGCTGAAGATGAGGAGAAACTGATGGACGAGTATTATATAAAGCAAATGAAGGACACAAAGACTGACATGGTGAACAGTCCTTCACATTACAATCAGTCAGGTATCGAGTGTATTGCTGCTATTCAGGCTGCACTAGGACCGAACTTCAAGTATTACCTACAGGGTAATGTTATGAAGTACATGTGGCGTTTTGATTACAAGGGTAAGCCTCTTGAAGACTTACAGAAAGCACAGTGGTATCTCAATACGCTTATAGAAGACGTGGTGGCGAGTGATGAGAGTTAAAGTCTACATCACAATTGATATTGACCCTGAAGAATATCCTATACCTGCTGATGAAGACGTAGGCACGGAGATTGAAGACGGCATAAAAGAATACCTCTACGATGTAGAGGGTGCCGAAATACGTAATATAAAAACATTAACGGAGTGAGAAAATGAACAACTATTTGCCTACAGACTACCAGAACTTCATTGCTCTTTCACGGTATGCCCGATGGAAAGAGGATGAGCAGCGTCGTGAGACATGGGGAGAAACAGTCGCACGATACTTTGATTATATGACACAGCATCTCAAGAGCAAACACAAGTATGTCCTGTCGGATGAACTACGTGGTGAACTTGAGCAAGCTGTGTTAAACCAAGACATCATGCCAAGCATGAGAGCATTGATGACCGCTGGACCTGCGCTTGACCGTTGTCATGTA